CGATCAGGGCATTGATCGCATCCGCGAACGTCTCGGCATCCGTGTAGTTGGAGCCGTCGGGGATGGTGAAGGACATCGGGCTGGTTTCGCGGTCGACGTTGAACGAGAAGGTCCGGTTGTCTGGGCGTACCACGAAGGTGAAGGTATCGTTCGCACCCAGCGTACCGGCGGTCACGACAATCTTGAAGACCAGACCATCACCAGCATCGATCAGCTCGGACTCACCCGGGGTGGCGCTCTCGACGAGTGTATCCACCAGGACGGTCACGCCATCTGAGTTGCGAATCACCTCGATGGTTGCTCCATCCAGCGCTGAACCGCCGGTTGGTGGTGGATCACTGGTGACCAGGACGGTGTAAGAATCGTCGATGGACCCCGTATATCCGTTCAGGTCGGAGAAGTCAAGTGTAGCACTTGACGCGCCATCGGTCACGCTGATGTCGATCTCGTTGTAATCGATATCTGAGATCAGAGCCACGTGGAAGTCGAGGGGCTTGTCTGCACTAATTTCTCGTGTGCAGAGTCGACCGAAGTCGATGCCACTGAAGACAGCGATTCTGCCCCAGCCGTCAGTACGTGCACCCGAATTGTCGATACAGATGTCCGCCAGTTCGTCTGGCTGTCCTTCCTCGCACTCGACGCCCACCCTGAGGATATAGGCCCGTGAGCCTTCATCAAAGAAGGCAAGCACGGCGTATCCCATGAAGCTCTCTGGGAATGGCTCCCCAAAGGTGTCGATGTATTGTTGGGCGTTAGCCACGAAGGTCGGCTTCTGAAACGGACCCTTTTTGGCCGCTCCAATGAATGCCGGTATGAGAGCACCTACACGTTGGGGCAGAACGCTAAGGTCGATCTCTCTTGTGAAAACGCCTGGTGAGAGGAATACTGGCATGTTATTCTCCTCGCAATGTCCACGGTCAACTCTATTTTTGCTTTAGCCGCTGGAATAACCTCACTGCTTAGACGCGAGGGCTTCCGCCTGCTCCTTTTTCTCGGCATACTTCTCCGAGTCATGTAAGACCTGAACGAAGCCTTGCTTCCGAAGTCTTTCGATCTGCGGCATGCGAATCCTGTTCTTTTTGAATTTGTGGGTCTGTCCCGGCTTCAGCCGTACATCGGTCGCCCCGACGTAGAAATCAACTCCCTTGGGGGCATCCAGATGGATCGGGACCATCTGCTTGGAACAATTGTAGATGGTGATGGTGCCACGATCCATCTTCTGCTTCGCCGCCTGCATTTCGCGGACGGTCATAGGTCGCTTCACCTTCTGTTCCTTCTTGGCCATGATACTCTCCTTATACACGAATCTGCGCGGTGTTCAGGACATCCTTGCCTGACACTACCGCCAGGACATCCCCGGTCGGTACTCTACCTACCCCCTCGCGCATATTCACAACCTTGCCAAGGACAGAAGGAACGTGCTTCTCAGGCAATGGTAGCCACCCTTCCATCGTAAGCGAAAAATCATACCTCTTTTTCTGCCACTGATCAGCCGGAATTTCATCATCAACAGCCGATGTCCACCCATTATATTTCACGAAAACACTGCCTCTGATGTGTTCATCCTCAACAAGGAAATCCGCAGCAGGATTGAAACGCGTCCGAATCTGATAAAAGACATACTCCAGATCACGCTTATGCTCAGCCCACAAAGACAACGTATAAGTCAGCAAAGCCGGGACCGGACGATAAGCCAAAGCAATCCTACTGCCAGTAGAATCCAGAAAACGCTTGCTCATGTAATGAAAATGAGGAGGACTAAACTTCATCGGATTGTCCTCCTCCGAATCCCGCTTAATGGACATCAAAGGAAGCTGTACACGACCACGCTTAAGATCCTGAGCCCATACCAGATAAGCCTTGTCACCACCAGCAATACGAACCTGCATAATCCGAGAGCCATCCCGAGTGGGAACCTGTATGCCACTGAAATAATTCTTCATGCCGCGATCCATCGTCCGGTAACCCTGCGGCAGGATCTCATGGATCTCCTCAGCAATATTGACGTTCTGATGCTCAAACCAGATATCATCACGCGGCTTAGCCTCAGCACCAACCGGAAGGGGTGGGATAGCCGGTGTCGGTTCCTCATCCTCACGGCTCCGGTTCTCCCTAGCCCGGTTGCGAGGAGAGAATTGCTGGTTCACCATCTTGCGTGGCGATGGACCATCATCAAAATTGAAATCATAAATAGGCATTACTTAGCCCCATCAATCACGCTCTTCACAAAGCTCTTATCGCTTAACCGCAAATTAGCGGTGGCATAAGCCTTAGTCTTTCGCTCCACCTCCCTGACCTTCTTGCCCTCAGGATCCTTGGAAGTCTTAGGCTCCCCGACTACAAACCCATCAGGAATATAATCAAGCTTAGCCTCCATCTGCCCACCGGACTGTTCCTTGACGATCTCCCGAACCTTCTCACCAACAGCCACGACAGCCTTCTTCTTAATTGCCGATATAGACGCACGACCCTGAACAAGTAGATCCGCCGCAGATCGAAGCTGTACCTTAGCCATCTCACACCTCGATACGATTGCCTTCCTGACGGAAGTCTATCTGGATTGTCTGATCACCGGTCACATTCTCCACCGTACACGACCAATATAGCCACCGATACTTAAAGTTGCCCGTATCCCCCGACTTCAGGACACGGTACTGATCGATCCGATTCTCAGCGCTACCATCCCGCATATCCGTAAATTGCGTACCAATCAGTGTGTTGTGCGGGACGATCAGAATATCACCCTCAGCGATCATCCGGTGACTAAACAACTTCAAAACGATAGCCCTAGCAAAGACCACAGTAGTCTGGTTCGGCACATCCACACCATAACGAGTCAACGAGATCTCCGCAGGCTCTGGAACAAAGAACCCCTTGGTCCGTACACCCTTATGATAAGTCGGATCAGCATCCTCCTCCCAAACCTCATCACGCTGATTACGTCTACGTTTATAGACCATAATCGGCGCACCACTGATGTTCACAGCCTCCTCAGCCATACGCTCAGCATAGGCCAGATCCGGGCTACCATGATTATAACTAGAAAGCAAGCTTAGCTGCTTCTGAGCCTCGGAACGCGGATCCGCAAGCGTGTCGATAGTACTGAATTGCTGTTGGAAATCGAAGCTATGAATGGTCATAATGCACTCAGAGGGTTGCTGTTTGGACGAAGATTAGGATCCCTACTCGTCTTGAGGAAGTGCTGATCCAACTGACAGCCAGTCGTGTTGAATCCCTCACAGATGCCCGGAGGTCGTGCCGCCTCCTCCTGATCCGGAACCCGCGCATTATCACGGAGAATCTGGTAATAATCAACTACTCTACAACCACACTCGTTGCCATCCGGAGGTGGGCCTTCCGGTAGTTCAAAGAACAATCCGGTACCATTCTGACCACCCGGTAATAGGGTCCTGACAACACGCGAGCCTGGGATCAAGGTTAGGGCATCTTCAAGCGGGATAATTGACGCGTTACAATCCAGAGCTTCAAGCAGGGCTGTGCCGGTGAGTGAGCTGACCGGCTCACATCCCGGAACTGCGATGACCCCACCGGGTCGTACCTCAAGCTTATTCCTAACCCTTATGCTCACCAGGTATAAATCCCCAATGGCTCGTCCAGCTTCCGAGCATCCTCTTCTGCCTTCTCCTTCTCTGCCTGCCCCTCGGTCCGCATCTGCTCCCCATTCAGGCTCAGATTACCGCCATCTGGAGCGGGGATATTGCCGAACTTGCTCCGGATGTTGCCGATCATGATCTTGGCTTCGGCGACGAGCGCTCGCTTGATGATTTCCCTGGATGTAGGGCTCGTCAGGTGGTTAACATGTGGAATATATTCCACGAAGACCGGGAAGCTACCTCGTGGCGTTGGAAACAGACGGATCTTTCTGTCGCCCTTGAACTCCCATTGCCCCTCTGTGCCCAGGATACGCTGGCTGAATTTCCGGTAGGCCTGGAGCAGATGGAAATCGGTCAGAATATTCTGGATACCGGTCACGTTACCAACGTTCGCAGCGAATCCAATAGTACCAAGATGCCGGTCCAACAGGCTATCATAGATTATATCAGATTCACCACCAAGATCAGTATACACATCACAAAACTCATGGTCATGCTTAGCATGATCACATATTATATGAGACAACTCATGAATGAACCCATCTAGATCATGAGCCAAAATCAATCCAAGGCGGAAATCGGTTAGCATGTTTTGGATCTCAGCACCAACTTATGAATATGTGGTGCTATCTCCTTTCTATGATGGACCTTATATCCATGCACATTAAACTTCGCCATCTCCGTGCTATCTTTGAAGTAGTAGGTGATCTGCTTTCTGTCTCGTCGAGGTGTGGACCGAATGAAGTCGTAATGATCAGCGCGATAACCAGAGACGATCAACTCCCAGCTTTGGTCAAGTTCGTCTTTGCTTACACCCCTAAAACGACATCCTGTTCTCTCAGCTGCTCTCATCGCAAACAACCTTTTGTCACTCGGAATCATATGCTCATGGGGCTTTACCTCTATCCATTCCTGCTCAGCCACAAAGTCCACGGTATAAACCTTACTCTTACCAGTAATATGATGGACATAAGGCACACGCACCTTTTCATAGTCCCAGACCATACTATTATAGTCGAGATAGAGTGCAAATGACAGTTCCATAATAGACTTAAAATAATATTCATTGGAAGACTTTGCCAGATATCGCGCCCTATTCATGGTATTACTATACTTCGACTTATGCCTAGGATCTTGTGAGGGGTGTAGGCATCCATGTTTTTCCAAGTATCGTGATTGCCATGCCCCTACTAGTTGATCAGTAGATTTTCTTATACCTGCAGCCTGCGCTCTTGCTCTGATAACTGAATAATGGACACCCAATTGTTCAGATAGAGTCTTGGTGTCCAAATTCTCCATAATGAGCTTCCTGCGCAGGAAATCCTCCGTTAAGATCTCCGTTTTGGCACAGACCTTTTGTCGGTGCCGTGCCTTGGCCAGAGGGGAATGATTATGAAGTGAAGTGTCTACACCTAGAGATCTAAGTTTTCTCTTAATGGTAACAACAGCACAATTATATTGTTTAGCTAGATCGCCAAGAGTTACCGTACCAGACAAAAACCGTCTTCTGAGTTCAGTTAAATCCAAATCCTTTTGGTTCCATATCTTCATATAATACGTTTGATTGGAAATGCAACTAATGTACTAAAATCGGCTCCCCCTCATATGCGGCGTAGAAGCACTGTGCTCGCGGTACATCAATACTATAACTTTCGGCTATGCCACCATTCTTAAAATCAACCACGCGCCGTACCTGATTCGCTCCCCGTAAAGTGTCACCAACTACAAATTCCTGATTCGTCAACCAAGTCTTCCTGTTAAGACACTCGATAGGATGATTAATAGTAGTCACAATATTACCAGCGTCATGAATGATCTGCCGCGCCGGTTGCAGATGATCTGACTTCCTTTTAAAGATGTTCAACTGACGTGATCCATAGGGAGTCTTCGCCTTCCAAGGACCCTTCCATTCGCGCACGTCCTGTAACGCGCCGTCCTTATCAAGAATCTTGGTAGCTTTTGGGAAGCAAAACAGGAAACTCTCAGCGCCAAAGATGTCGCCGATGCGCGTAGTTGCTGGATCCCACTTAACATCTCGGATCCAGTACGCATCCGCCGGAATGTCATAGCTACTGACCAGTGGCTGGGTCTGAAAGTAGGCAACTTTCTCTTCAAGCGGGAAGAATTGCGCTATGAAGTCGCCGGTCGTTCGGATAGCCTGCTCCAGTTGCGCCTCGTCGATCTCTACGAGAACGACCGGATGGCCTAGCTGAGAGATGACCTCAAACTTCAGAGGGTCGCTCTGGAGCTTGAGCACTGCTGGCAGCAGTTCTGGTCCTATTATCGCCATACATACCTCCCCTGTATCTTTAAATAGACATAGGGCACGGAGCACTCATTCTCAGCGTGCTTGATTAAGAACAGGTTGTGGGATGTTAGCGAGGGAAGTGGAAACCACCGGCTCCGTAGATCACACGGGCGAATTCCAGGCGAGTGACCGTCAACCCCGTCGTGCTCTCAATCAGGTCCTTTAATTCCTTGACCAGCGTGTCCATCGATGGGTCGGTTTCTCTGGTCGGGCGTCTAGATGCACCAGGACCTGTCTTGAATTCACCCGCGTTGACGACTGTCCGTTCACCGACTGGCGTCTTAGTGAAGGTTTCTGGCGGGAGAAGGGCACAGTAGTGTCCGTGGAAGGAGAGGCGAGCCTGCTTGTTACCAAATTGACGCGTAAAAGCCACGGGCTTGGTGAAGTCGAAGGACAACCCGTAACTTCCATCGTCGCATGCGATGGTTTCGAGCAGGGCCTCGGTATCATTGGCCATCTGCTCTATGTCGCGAATACGCTCCCAGCGCTTACCGGGCAATGGCTCAACCCGTAAAAAACATGTAAAGGCAACATGCTTTTTGCTGGCGGTAGCCGCTGGCGGTGATACGCCTGGTATGTCTGAGAGAGCTGTCATGCCAGATCCCTATGAGTACCATGGACGACAGGCGGATTATCGCCTGTCGTCCATAATGATCAGGCTGTCAGCTCCTACGCGATGAACGCGTCACTCGGGCAAACGCCGCGTGCATCCCCGTAGAGGTCGTTGTCAACCGCTGCAGGGGTGTTCTGTACCTGCAGTTCGCGTGGATTCCCAGGCAAGCGCACCGGGAAGTCCAGACCACTGACGCCAGCGTAAAGCGTGGCCAGCGTGCAGGGATCGCGGGGTTGGACCACGATGGGGTGCCCAAGCACAGTGCCATCCCTCTGAACGAAGCGGAACGCGTCGGTGACGAAGTTCGCATCGCGAGTTTCGACCACCTGAATCTCTTCACCAGGCACGGCGACCAGATCGCCGTCAAACGGCGTGGTCAGGTGCTTGATGGAGGTATGCCGCCTGTTCTCACGAAAAGTTCGAAGTCGGCGGAAGACCGTGATGTTGGTGTTGAGTGGCTGTGCACCCATTTGTGTACCTCCTGTCAATTCCAACAGGGCCACATTAGCCCCGCGTCTTCGATCTATCTTTGATCGGAATCTATTCCGTGGAGGTACGATTATTAGGCAAACGCCCCAAGCCGAGATGCGTTCGACACTGGTTGTGGCGTATCTTCCTCATCAGCAGGGACCACTTCAGGAGGACGTTGTAGGATCGTGTCGGTTCGACGCGGCACAGACTGCTCCGTCTTACGTGTCTGCGACTCAATAATCCATGCCTTATCGATCTCCATGAAATAATCAGCATTATCAATCAGCTCATTTGACGTGGAATCCTCGATGCCAGCGATCTCCACACGTACGCCCATCGCGCACAGTGTGTTGACCAGCGGAGCATAATTCCCATCGCCAGTGACCAGGACAATCGTGTCAACCTTCGAAGCCAGCTGCATCGCATCAATCGTCAGCATGACCTCGTAAGAACCACGAACCAACGTACGACCCTCGCTGTTGACACGGCTCTTGGCATCCTTGATCCTCAAGGTATAGCCAAAACGATGGAGCGCGTCATGGAAGCCGTCCTGGTTCACATCCGGTCTCTGGATCAGATAGGCCAGAGCATGTACCAGCTTACGATCATCCACCAACCCGCTTAGAAGCTTGTCGTAGTTGAGCTTGCCGTTGAAGTTGGCCCGCACAGAATGAAACATGTTCTGGATATCCACCAAAACCGCGACACGCTGGTCGAACTTTCTCGACATGACATCCTCCTAACTATAATGGGGTTTCTACTAGACATCACTCCACTTCATGTGCTGGAAGATCTCGTTTAACCAGCTTCCGATCTCCGCTTTTGCTACCCGAATACCCACCTCGTTCAACCACCTACGAGAAAGAACACACTCGAAAAGCACCGCCCGTTTACTGGGATCATAACTACTACAACAACCAGAATATCTAGTACATCGGAGCCATTTTGGCGTCTTATCAGCTGGTAACTCGCTACCCTCTATTCCAGCTATCTGCTTAAGAAGTAACTCGGTAACGATTTTGTCCGGCATAATGAGTACTGCATACCCCAGCTCGCCTGCTTCAACAAGATCGTCCTTCGGCAACGCGGACAGCTCTGAGAGGAAGTCGTGATGACCGACAAGAAGGAGAGAATCGGCGACAAACTGCTTTTTCAACTCAGAATGCGCCCATTCCAAAGACTCTGCTTTGGTGGCTAGGTCCGTGGCCATATTCTCCGGCGTACCCCGGTGTTCAGACAGGTCACGGAGACGCTTTTCCACGTCCTTTATCGTCTCAAGCTGCTTCAACACGCTATCCATGTTTCCCCCCGAGGGGTTGTATCGCACAACCACTCAGGACCAAATGGTTACAGGGACTTACCAGGAGGCGGGACCCGGAAATTGCCCGGTTCAAAATAGAACGACAAATCGATCTCACCAAGCGCAACAACCTCATTGAAACCAACACCAGGAGATTCCGGATCACCAAGTTCATGGGTCTGAATGATATCATCCTGCGGCTCAAAGATGTCAACATATTTTACCCCAGGAACATCCTGGACCGTAGAGTACAGATGCGACAAGAAGAACTCGGTGCCCATATCAAAGTTGCGAATATTGAAGAATTGAGTGATTGCATCCTGTACAGCCACCTTAACCGTGCCAGCATCTGCATTCCGACTCACAACGATAGTCGCCTTTACATCGACCGGCTTAACTGCACCATCAAATACACGAACCTCATCAGTCAGGACGTTAATCTCATTAAAGAACGTAATCAGTCCTTCCTTCAAGCCGCTGCTCGGCCTCACGGGCGTGTTATCCGGACCATCCGCCAGGACATATAGCTCAACGATGTTCCGGTTGATGAAATTCGTCTGAAGAATCTCCGCACCTGCCTCATCGCTCGTTGCAGAACGAATTGCCGCTGCGACCGCCTCCACATCCTGATCCACGCCCGTACGCAAGACACCAACCGCTTTCGAGACAGCCCCATAAACCGCGTGACTGAACTCCTGCGCCAAAAGACCATAATCCTCACCGGTAACCGCATTCTCCTGAGTGGCAAACTCTCTAGGCGCACGACGCTTAGCCTGTTCATTGGTCTCTTGATTCGTACCGCCAGAAGAAGGTTGCGGGTTACGGAACAGAGCCTCCACAGCCGCAGAAGCAGGCGGCTCAGGATTGACCGGACGCGTCACATTGATTGCATTCGCGCCAATACGACCACGGATACCACCGCCAGTGCGGAAACTAACCGTGATCACCTGCCCAGCCAACGGGGCCTTCCCAGCGATGTCATTCCCGAAGACGATCTGTGTCAGGTTCTCCTGATGACGAACCTCATAGACCTCCTCATTCGCCGTCGCCTTCTCAATGATGCCGACCCTGGTCCAGATGCTCGACTGCTCACCCGTAGCCACCTCCACCACAATAGGCTCATCCAGAACATCCGGAAAGACCAGTTCAACAAACTGGTCCGGGCCACCACCAGAAGTCCGCACAACCGGCGTAGCAGTCTGCCCCTCTATGCCATGAGCGATGATGCCACGCTTGCCGGGAGGAATCACGATAGCCGATACGAAGTCACCAGGTGCACGGTAAATCTCGTAAGAAACCGGCTGACCATCCGGGCCACCCACCGTAAAAGCTGTAGCAGCAGGAATGCGGATCTCGGTGGGAGACGGTGCAGAGACGGAAATCTCCACATCGACCGTAGCTGGGGTCGCTCTCTGGAACCTCTGATTGATCAGGGCCAAATGCTGGATGATCGCCTGCTGGGTCTGAGCAGTTGGAAGGAAAGCCTCATCGGTCAAGATGTCGCCACGCTCAGAGAGGTTGCCCCCAATAAAGGAGACAAGCTCCAGCAGCATGATCAGACCATTGTTGGCGAAGAAGTCGTTGAAGTCATCCGGGAAATAGGTGCGAATGTACTCGA